AGCATCAGGAAGTTTCTTCCCTTTGCCAATCATTAACTCTACAACTTACCAGCCTAACTTATTAGTAGTTACTAACTCTAATAATGCAGGTGCAGCTACAGGTACTTTAACAAGTTTAGTATTAGGCATTACTACAACAGGTAGTGGTACACCAACTTCATTGTTTGGTGCTATTACTGCTTCACAGTTAGCTACAGTTCTTGGTGTAAGCCAAGTGGCAGCTTCTGCGGTGGTAACGTCTTATAACCAACAAGCGTTATTTGTCAATATTGCAACTACTACTGCGGTAGTAGGTACAGTTGATGTTTACGTTTATGGTTACGACTTTAGTTAATATCAAGTATCTTGAAGTATTAGGATAAAAGCCATGCCCAAAAAGTATGGCTTTTTTCTTATTTAACATATAATTGAAGTACCTTATCTAAAGGAAAAATCATGCCTTCTACTACTATTGCTCGTGGAAATGCAATTAGCACTTTCTACATTGCTCCATCACTTACTCCAGCTCAAGTATTGACATACGTTAGCCCAGCCCAGACATTTAATGTGCCTGGCTTGCAAACTATTGACATTGTTACTGTTGTTGGATATAACGGCACTCAAACTTCAGGCATTATTGTTGCTGAAGCTGATTGCTTAACTGCTGGCGTATTGTCTGTTCAGTTTGGCAACATTACTGCTGGTACTTTGACTCCTGCTGCTGGTGTTTATACAATTCAAGTTGTACGACCTGAAGGTTCATTGCCTGTAACGGCTGTTTAAGGAGCTAAATCATGGCTTACAATTCGGCTTTTTCTCCTTTTGGAGCTACTTATTTGGTTGGAACATCAGCCGTTCAAGTTAAAAGTAGCAATAATGTGTATCCTTCTGGGTATCGTATTTGCAACATTACTTCTAGCTTAATTCATGTAGGATGGGCTCCTCAAGAACCTAATGATGCAACAGTTACTCCTGTTGCAACTGCTCCTACTGCTGGTGTGCCTTCTATGAATGTATTAGCTATTCCTGCTAATGCTGTTGGTGTTTTTAGTTCTATTCCACCTAATGCGTGGTTTATTTCTAGTGCATCCGCAAGTGCAGAAATTACTCCTGGTGAAGGAATTTCATAATGGCAACTTCTAACGCTGTAGCAAGCACTTCAACTCAAAATATTGTTCCAGTTCAAGCTGCATTTAATACTGCTGGAGCTTGTTTGGGTTTAGTTGGCCCAGGTGGTGCATATTTTTCACCACCTTTAAGTGGAAATGCTGAAAATCCAGCGACTCTTTCGCTTGACGGATCATTGGTAATTTCAAGCGTAAATCCAACTGTTGCTTCAGGATTTGGTACTTCACCAACAATTACTGGAACAAATACTGCTGCATTTAAAGTAGTAGTTGGTACTGGCGGTGCTGCTGGAGGAACAATTACTTTGCCAGCAGCAGCTAATGGTTGGGTATGTCAAGCTTTTGATGTAACGGCTGGCACAACATTGTTTTTACAACAAACTGGAAGCACTACCACTTCTATTTCCGTAACTAGTTTTAGCATCACTTCAGGCTTGGCTGCAAATATGACTGCTGGCGATGTTATTCTATTTATGGCAATGGCTTATTAAGGAGCATTATGGCTGGCCCTTCTTCAACAGTAGATCAAAACCTACTGCCAGTTCAGGCTTATTTTGATGTTTATGGAAACTTCCAAACATTTATAGGTCAGGGTCAGCCGTTCTACGCATCAGTTAATCCTATTCAATCAGGGTTAACCATAACCAATAGCACCATTAATAGCACCACAATCGGTGCTTTAATGCCTTCTACTGGGGTTTTTACTAATATCTCCACAGCTACAGGACAGATTTCAACTTCTCCTTCTAATGCTACAGATATTGCTAATAAGCTTTATGTTGATACAGTAGCTCAAGGTTTAAACCCTAAATCTGCCTGTAAAGTAGGCACTTTAACGAACATTACTTTGTCAGGTTTACAGACGATTGATGGTTATTCAGTCTTGGCTGGTAATCGAGTCCTAGTTAAGAATCAAACAGCAACAGCCGATAATGGCATTTATGTAGCCTCTGCAAGCGCATGGACTAGAGCAACTGACATGGATGTATGGGCAGAAGTGCCAGGGGCTTACACAGTCGTTTTAAACGGCTCACAAGCCAATACTGCCTGGGTATCTACTTCTGCTGATACAGGAACTATTGGAGTTACTCCAATTACCTTTGTTCAGTTCTCAGGAGTTTCTACTTATTACGCTGGCACAGGGTTAACCCTTACTTCTAATACTTTTAGCATTACTCCTGTAGGCACAGCAAACACCTATGGATCTGCAAGCGCAGTTCCTGTATTTACAACTAATGCAAGCGGTCAAGTCACTAGCGTTACTAATACCACTATTGCTATTGCCAATACGCAAGTTAGTGGTCTTGGCACAATGTCAACTCAAAATGCCAATGCAGTAGCTATTACAGGCGGTTCTATTGATGGAACTACAGTAGGCGCAACAACAGCAACGACTGTAAGAGGCACAACAATTACTGCGACAACGCAGTTTAGTGGCCCTGGCACAGGATTAACTGGCACAGCAACTAGCTTAAATATTGGTGGAAATGCTGCAACTGCGACAAGCGCAGGAAGCGTAACCAATAGCCTTACTTTTAACAATAGCGGTACAGGCGGTGCTTCAGGATCTACTTTTAATGGTGGATCTACTTTAACTGTTTCCTACAACACTATTGGCGCACCTAAAGCCGATGGAACAGGCGCATCTGGCACTTGGGGTATCAATATCTCAGGAAATGCTGCAACTGTAACCAATGGCGTATATACAACTGGAAGCTACTCAAACCCTTCTTGGATTACCTCAATTCTAGGTTCTATTGTTAGCGGTGCAGTCGCTTCAGCTACTTTGGCTGCAAGTGCTACAAATATTGCTGGTGGAGCTGCTGGCTCATTGCCTTATCAATCCGCTTCAGGAACGACTACATTTTTAGCTTTAGGCACTACAAATTATGTATTGACGGCTGGCGCATCTGCTCCTCAATATGTAGCTCAATCGACTTTATCGGTAGGATCTGCCACAACAGCGACAACTGCGACTAATTTAGCTGGTGGAGTAGCTGGTTCTATTCCTTGGCAATCTGCTGTTGGTGTAACTGGATTTACTGCTTTAGGCACAACTGGTCAAGTTTTAACCTCTAATGGCACTAGCACTCCTACTTGGGCTACTCCAACAGCTTATGCAACTGTAACGGATGACACTACAACTAATGCCACTCGTTATCCATTATTTGCTAACCAAACAAGCGGTAATTTATCTACTTCTTATACAAGCTCTACTAAATACCAATACAACCCTTTTAGTGGTGTTTTGACAGCTACAGGATTTAGCGGATCAGGAGCAAGCCTTACAAGCCTTACTGCTGGAAATCTAACAGGAACTATTCCTAGTGCAGTTTTAGGCAATTCAACGCTATATATTGGAACTACTGCTGTTTTATTAAACGCTGCAAGTGGATCAATTACCTCTTTAGCGGTCAATATTAGCGGTTCTGCTGCAAGTGCATCCACAGCTACAACTGCCACAAATGCTACAAACGTAGCCGTAACTGACAATACAAGCTCTGTTGCTACTTGGTATCCAACGCTAGTATCTACAACTACTGGCAATTTACCAATAACTACTAGCTCTACAAAGCTTAGTTTTGTGCCTTCTACTGGTGTTTTAAGTGCCAATGGTGTAGCTTTAACAGGCAATTTAGGAACAGTAACTTCTGTAACTGGTACTGCTCCTGTTGTTTCTAGTGGTGGTACTACTCCAGCAATTAGCATGGCTGCTGCTACAACTAGCGTAAATGGTTATCTTACAAGCACAGATTGGACTACTTTTAATGGTAAACAAACTGCTTTAGTAAGCGGTACAAACATTAAAACAGTAGGTGGTGTAAGTTTATTGGGTTCAGGTGATGTTGGAACTATTGGTGTAGGTTATGGTGGTACAGGATTAACTACGCTTACTGCTGGTTATATTCCTTATGGCAATGGCACAAGTGCTTTTAATTCTAGTTCGACTCTTTATTTCAATCCTGTCATGGCAGGTGGCGTTGGTTTAGGAATTGGTACAACTTCTCCTCTTACAACAGTTTACGCAGTATCAAATACTAGTACTGGGCTTGCTTTTGGATTTGATGCGACTGCCTATGGTGGTCGTAAATGGGCTATTGGTGATGGATATGCTGTTAATGGTCAATTTTGTATTGTTGATTTGACGGCTGGTGCTCAACGCTTTGGTATTGGTTCTACTGGTGTAGTTACTATGTCTGCTTATGGTGCTGGGGCAGCAACGTTTTCTGCTTCTGGTGTTATTAGTTCTGTATCTGATGAAACATGGAAAATTAAAGATGGTATTCCTGTTAATCCAGATGAAATGCTTCAAAAATTAGAGCCTGGATATTGGTTTTACAATGAAGAAAAAGCGTCTATTTTTGGCAAAGATAGGCAATTAGGTTTTTATGCTCAAAATGTTAACAATGCTATTGGTTCTGAAGCCGCACCAATACCTGAAGAAGGTAAGCCTTGGGGCTACTATGACAGGTCAGTTTTAGCAGTTACAGTTATGTCATTAAAAAACGCATTAAAAACAATTCAAGAATTAAACACTAAATTTGAAGCTTATGTTGCTTCTCATCCTTAAAGGATTTTATGTATGACTACTTTAATTCCAAAATTTGATTTTAAAAATGGTGGAACTACGCCAGCAGGAGCGGTAAATAGACCTATTAACGAAAAATTAGGTGAAATAGTTTCGGTTAAAGACTTTGGTGCAAAAGGAGATGGTACTACTGATGATACGGCTGCTATTCAAGCAGCTATTGATTCTGTAGCACCAACACCTCCTGCTAGTCCTGGCGATAACCCTGCTGGCGTAAGCGGTGCTGCTGTTTTTTTCCCTGCTGGTACTTATAAAGTTAGTTCAACTATTGTTGTTCCTAGTTATGTAAGCCTAAAAGGTGAAGGAATGGCATCTTCAAAAATCACTTCTTCAATGACTAGTGGTTCTATTGTTTCAATGGGTACTTTAGCTACCCCAGCTTTTTATTGCGTTATATCTGATTTATGTATTAATGGTAGTTCACAAAACAATACAGGTTTATCTATCTATTGTGCTTTTTGGACTCTGTATAACGTACAAGTTATTAGATGTGCTAATAATGGTTTTTATTTTTATAACTCATATGGTGGTTTTGGGTACAATATTTTTGCTTATTATTGCGCTACTTACGCCGCAGGATTAGCTGGTATTTATTTAGATGGCGATATACCTGGTGATGGTGCAAATGAATGTCAATTTTTTGGTGGCGTATCTGCTGGTTGTTATGATGGTATTAGATGCCAACTAGGTAACAAAATAGCTTTTTATGGCTTTCAAATAGCTGGTAATTATCGAAATGGTATTACCTTAGTCAATGCTACAGGGGTAACTATTTCTAATTGTTATTTTGAAAATAATGCTACTACTTATGCAGGATCAAGCATTTTAGGTACATTTAGTTTTACTTCTATAGATACTAATTACTTTAATAGTTTAGGTACGTATGAAACTAAAAATATAGCTGCTAATGGTATTAATGGCACTAAAATTATTAATAATCAGTTTTATACAGTTGGTTGGACAGCTTCCCAATATATGATTGGATTAACTGATGAAACTGTTAGTGTATTTACATTATTACGTTCTACAATTGCTGGAAATTCATCCCCTAATGATTCGGCGTTAATATTTAGCCCTAAGTTACAAACTTTTGTAAATACGCAAGCAGCTAGTCCTGGTGGAACTAATGTCATCCAACATTTATCGCAAATGTATCAACAGATAAATTTATATGGACAAGCAAATTTATCCACAAACAATCCTATTGGAGCTGGTGGAAATCAAAATTATGGGCTTACTTTTGCAGGAAATACCATTAATTATTTTGGTATATTTTATGGTAGTGGAGTACCGACATTATCTGCTGCTCAAGGTTCTTTATATATGCGTTCTGATGGAAACTCCACAAGTACTAGGATGTATGTAAATACCAATGGAACTACAGGTTGGACAGCAGTAACTACGGCATCATAATAATAAAATGAACCATAAAGAACAAAAAAAATCATGAACTATAAATGGTCAATTCTTGATATATCAGCCATTGATGGCTTGATTACTCATGCCAAATACAAAGTAGAGATTTCTGATGACAATAAAATTGTCGAAACTGAAGGAAATTGGTGGTTTGTTAATCCAACTTTAAAAATACCTTTTCTTGAAGTTACAGAAGAAATGGTAGCTTCTTGGATTGAACAAGAAACTATGAAAGATGGCATAAACCTTATAAAATCTAGGTTAGAAGAACAGTTAAATGAGCTTAATAAGCAAGATACTGTTGTTGCGCCTTGGTTGCCTCAAGTCTTTACCCCTAATTAGGAGCTTATATGGCAGTTAACCTTTCACCTATTGGTGGCGCAGGAT